CGCGACTTTCTGCGCGACTTACGCGACTTTCTGCGCGACTTTCTGCGCGACTTCTTCTTGGACGACTTCTTCTTGGACGACTTCTTGGACGACTTCTTCGACTTGCGCGACTTTCTACGCGACTTGCGCGACTTTCTACGCGACTTGCGGCTCTTGCGCGACTTTCTGCGCGACTTACGGGCCTTGCGCGACTTACGCGACTTTCTGCGCGACTTACGCGACTTTCTGCGCGACTTACGGCTCTTGCGCGACTTTCTGCGCGACTTGCGGGCCTTACGCGACTTGCGCGACTTTCTACGCGACTTACGCGACTTGCGGCTCGCCTTACGGCTCATCTTTCTGCGGCTCTTGCGCGACTTGCGGCTCGCCTTACGGCTCTTGCGCGACTTCTTGTATTTTCTCTTGGGAGCGAGCGACATTTTGAGGAGATCCTCAGGCATTTCGGACATCTTGGTCATTTTTGTATTTATATAAATACAAGAATAAAAATTATTCTTTATTTTTTTCATCTCCAACATTACAAGAATATTCTAACATTTTTTCTATCAGGTCAACGTTGGTAAATAACATACGCCGACAGCAATATCTCTTAAGTCCTAAAATATCTAGGGCTTCATTAGGAGATTTACCGTCTTCCAATAATTTTTCATATGTTTCTTGTTTGTTACCAACTACCTTACCACAGGAAAAACAACGAACGGGAATAAGCATGATTCTAATAATTTAAGATAAAATTATTGTAAAATATCATTTTTTTATTTTACTAAACATTTACCGTTGGTTTTACAATAATAGATTGTAAAATCTTTGGTAGCCTTATCCCATGGTATAAACTCTGTAATAAACAGTGGATGGCCTTTATATTTAACAGTGTTAATATTTTTGATAAACCAATTTATGCTGTTATCTAGTTTTCCACAGTAATTAAAATTACTATTGATGAATCCAGCAACATCTGGTGATAGTTTATCTTTGTTTCCCGCATAATATTCTGACAAAGAGATAATATATACACCTTCTATGGCTACTACGATGTGTAAAATAGTGTTATCTTCAAGAACTGCCAATAAAAATCCGATATAGTCTTGAGCTGATGGCCATGCTTTATTAACTTTGTTTGTTATATAGGCCTCCTCTGGATGAGAGTGAAAGTTGTATAGAGCCTCAACTATAGCAACACCTTGCTCCTTACCCTCTATCCATTTATTCTGATTAATATCTAATACATTAACATCACCACTCATCCCAGAAACATACATTGCTCCAGCATGTTCTTTCTGAGTCATACTACTATCTTTGTTCCTGGTTGGTTCAGAAAAACTCAGTGTTTTTAGTTGTTTCACTGTGTCTTCTGATAAAGCATATTTTGTTTTACAGTTAGATTCTGTCATATTAGACCAATCTTCCACAGTATCATAAACCATTTGAGAACTATTAGCACCACTAAAACCAGAAGATTTCATATCAACCTTCTCTAGACACAACATATACATGTTAATACTATTATTAAGAGGACTTTTTGTTCTTATGCTTGGGAGAGAAAACCCCTTATCTACATATTCTGGAACTAATGTTAGTAAAGTCTCGGGATTTTCTAATGATAGACACACAAAGACTTTTGTATCCTTAGGTAAGTTTTTTTCTTCTACTATTTCCATCATATCATTAGAAGATTTAGATGAAACATCTATTATTTCACATATTCCTTGTTTATCATCGTAATAAACTTCATCCATCGTTCTTTTATAATCCTGTAATATTATCTCTATAATTTTCATTAAATCTGGCATGGTGAAAGTCCCAATATTCTTGACATCCAAACTTCCAATCCCTTGAAACAACAGGGGCTTTCCAGTAAAACACACATTCCTGCCATGTATTAGTTTGAGTTGCTCCGTGGATGTATAGGGCACAGTAATCATCTGTAAGTTGGTCCATGATTTCACAGAAAGTTGTAAAGTCTGGAATGATAGAGGCATAGTTCTTGTAAAGGGCTTCACGATTCTTAAGAAGAGGTTCACGTAGAATAAATATACCATCTACGTTTGTACGAATAACAGGTTTGACATCCATAGCATACTGTAACGATAAAATATATAACATTTTCCAATGCCTACCTTTCTTATACATCGCCTGTTGAAGTGGCTTATTAAATACTTTGGGATCATCAGTACAATCGTCAAGAATAATAGCCGCCCAAGGATTTGGTAGATGTTGCATTGCTATCTTTTGTCTTTTAATAAAATCTGTAATTCTATCTTCATTATACTCATTATAAATAAATGTACTCGGCATTATCTCGCTATACGCATGATTACTATCTTCAGACCCACTCATAGCCATTGCTATAGGGATAATGTGTTTCTTAGAATGAAGTAGTGCCTTAATTAACGTACTCTTACCTGTGCCGGGTTTCCCAACTACTACAAGCTTACAACCTCCGTTGTAATTAGCATCGGACGCCTTTCGTGTAATGGGTGGGATAATATCTGGGTCTAGTTCGCCAATTTCTATATTAACAGTATTACTCATTTTTACTGTTAATATATTCCTGTTTAAATACTTTTAATTATATTGTTAGGTTAATATAAATGGTTAATATTCCTTTGGTTAAGGGTTTTAAGGCAACTAACCGGACAAATGCCTTTATACTTAATTCTTTGAGAGCGGCGGTAGTGATAGTTTTAACGATTGCCGCTAAGGATTATTTTGATAAATATGTGAAGATTGACGTAAAACACACAGATAATGATAATGACGGTGATCACGATGACCACACTGTAATTATCAGAAATACTAATATTAAAAGTTTATTAATATCATTTCTGGTAGCTTTTTCTGTGTCTATGATAGCTTTTAGCACGTTATATGTGGTATTTGGCTTTGGAGGTGGTTTGTTAACAAACGATGAAATTTAATTTATTGAATAACCTTCAGTGGTAATTGTTGCTATTTCTTCTGGTTCTTTCTTAACTTTATTCATACTAATGTATATTATTCCCACTACAATGCTGAATATCATTGAGTATAAGAATAATAAAGTCCATGATAACCCAAGTTTACCAGTGTCTTTATTTATAATCATAACACATGATGGTTTGAATAAGGCTAAGAATGCAAGACAAAAGACAAACAAAGTAAGTATGATAGTAAATGTTTTCCTAACTTCGGAAATGTCTAACATTTATTATCAATTGGAAAATTTTTAATCACAATCAGAATCGTCGGATAGGAATGTAGAAGCTTCGTTCGCTAAGAGTTCCTTAGACTTAATGAATATTGCTATCTTTCCCAAACTACCAATGTTAGAACGGAACAACAAAGGTAAATTACCAGAGGCTGGGAATATTTGCATATTACCACTTAACCCCGCTAACTTTGTGATTCGTGAAAGCTGGTCGGTAGCAAATGTAGCAGTGTATTCCGGGTTAGCATTATGATTCTCATCTTCATCACTTGAATCATCATTCTCCCCAAAAACAACCTTTCTCTTTAAAATACCATCCGCATCAGCAATAAACTCAATATGGAAATTCTTAGCTACAACCGTAATATTAGTACTACCAATACTACTCAAATCTTTACACATTTTTTGAAACTCAGATGACAGGACAATGACTGGCTTTCCATATCCATCCGGGATATCTATGTCTAAGTTTTGGATAGTTTGAATCTTAATGCCTGAGGTTGTAATACGTGTATTTTCCTTGGGAATCGTCTTAATACCTAATTCTGTAATGTTCTCACTCTCGATAAAAAGTTGAAGGGAATCCTTTTTCTTTATAGACTTCAGCATCTTATGGAAATGATTAAGGTTTAACCCCATACAAAACTTATTCTCTAGTTTATACTTATACACCGAAAAATTTTCCGCTAATAGTTCCAGATCTACCATGGTTTTACGATGGTGGTCAAACATTCTTAGTGAAATACTTTTTTCAGATACTTCAAAACAACCTGTCTTAAGGTTGTTTGTGAGTAGTTCAGCGAGTACTTTAACATAGTATGCTTCTCCTGTCTTACATTTGAATAACACTGGCATTTTAAGTTATTTATGTTAATACCTTAAATCACATATTTATAGAAGTATTATATAACAACAAAAATGCTTTTGCTCAATAAAGAACTTTGGGAAACAGATCAAATCTTAAAATGTAAATCTTCTGATGATTGGACTTCTCCAGACACACAAATACTTGTTGATTGTGTTCTACACGAGGTAATGGAATTGTTAAAGTCAAATAACGATAGAAGAGCAATTTTTATAATTGATTGTAATAACGGAAAGCTCCCAACACCTTATTACCTTGGTAAAATTTTTACTTTTCTAAAAACTATTAGACCTATTCTGAGTGAAAAACTGGATTTTAGTATAATATACACAAAGAAAAAGTCAGACGAACCTATTATAGATATGATACTAAAGATGTACAGTCCTGCTAGACCAATTCATAAAGGTACTTCCAAAGAATCCATAAAAGAACTAATCGCTAACAGAGATAATACTCCATTTTAATAATATAATAACTTTATTATATTCTAAATAAGTCTTGCTAATTAACAAAATGGTGAGAATCAATGGTAAAACTTTTGAAATCTACGATATGGATACCACCCAAAGTATAATCAATAGGATAGCAATGAATATGAAGACTCTACCTAAATACCTTTACTTTAAAGAAGGTATTCCAACACAATCTGATTTTAATACAAAGAAAAATATAGAGGTTGAAGATTTGTTAGATTTTATCAAGAAATCATCTACCAAACCAGAGTTTAAGACACTTTATGGTAAAATTGAAGATAAACTAAAACAACAAAAACTTAGTCTTGAAAATGACGTAATTAAGATGTTTATTGTTTTTAACCAAGCTGTAAGTGGTATGCCCGACAACTTACAAGGCTCTATTCTTCTCTTAATACAAACAGAACTTGACAAAAACGAAAATATCACCGAAAAAGTTAATGTTAAAAGTATATGGGATAATCGCCAGCAAATAACACAAGATTTAGAATATAATATTAACAAGAATATTACCGACACAAACCAACAACTTGAAATGTATAGGGAACTCGCCGACGCCGAAGAATTACAATTCACAGAATTTGAACTTGAACGCTCAATTTTTTCTATTATTCTCACAGCGGATAATATTTCTATTATAGAACTATTCAATTCTATTCAACTTACTCCTAAAGTTCCTTTGGCATATATTGGGTCGTTCTATAAGATTCTAAAAGACTTTACACCCTTCCCAGAATGGGGAGATGAAACAAAAATCAGCTTACCTAATATCATTCTATTCAAGATACTTCAACGAAAAGATGCTGGTGGCGCCGTACATGAAGATTACTCTACCGTAGCTATGGGTATTAATACAGATAATGACAAAGAAAATATAGTTGTTGAAATGTCCCTAACCAGTTCTACTCAAAGTGTATCAAGACAAGAATATATCGACTCATTCTTAGAACTTTTCAAAACAGTTCCAAACATGAAAATAACAGAGATTAAAGAAAGTAATGTAAATGGTTCATTCTACTTTCCCAAACAAACTCTCGATAAATACGTAATAGCTGATATCATATTAAATAATCCTCTATTCTCTTCGCTTTTAGCTATTGATGAACGTGATAAAGCTACAAAAAAGAAAGACAGTGTATATGTTCATTTTGAAAGTGCTAATACAGGTTATATAACCGCAAATATCACAGAAAAAATTTCAGAAAAAGGCGACCCAGTCTTAAAAGGAAAAGATATCATGAATATGTTTCCCTATGGTTCTGATTACGTAAGAGTAAAAATCACAAAAGCTGATAATATGACTTCAGTAGAACTTTTTCAGAATATCTTCAGTAAGTTGATGTATATTTATAATAATCAATACAAGAAGATAGTTGCCTTTTATCGTAAGTTCTTACCAAAATTTGGAGAAAGAACTAAAAGAGCTCCAAGACTACCAAAAAGTCTTAAGCTCAAAGACATAGCACCTGAAGTATTCGTCAAAGGTTATCCACCAAAGTGTCCCAAACAACCAACCATCATAGAAGATGAAGAGGTTCCACAAGCTATAGCAGATGGTAAGGCTGTTATGACCTATCCTAAGACCCCAGACGAAGGATTTCCACAACGTAATTACATATGCGAACATAGCGATGCTAAATATCCCGGACTTAGAGATAATCAGCTTGGAAACAAAGACTTGGTCCCATGGTTACCATGTTGTTATGTCAGCGACCACGCAAATATGGAAGGTAAACCATACGGAAATTACTTCTTCGGTCAAGAACTTAAACAGAACATAAACCCCGACCAACAAGATTTTATCATAACTAACAAATTTCTAACATATGACAAATATGGTAAATTACCAGATGAAATAGAAAAGACTATCAAATTATTTGACGATGATGATAATTACATGTATCTACGTAAGGGTGTATATAATACGAATAGTAGTTTTCTTGATTGTGTTATGGAAGGACTTTGGGAACAGACAGGTATATTAGATATGGGACTAAATAGTGACAAGTCCAGAGAAAATTACCTTATAAGACAAAGACGTAAAATCGCAGAACCAAGATACATTGCATCATGTAAACAAGAAATGTATGATTTTACCGACCAAGAAATAATAGATATTCTAAACTCCAATGAATATCTAGATCCAAAGTATTTTACAAGTTTATTAGAAAATTACCTTAACTGCAATATATACGTATTTACCAGAAAAAATATCACATCATTAAGTTTACCAAGACATATTCAAGCTTTCTACAAGACCGCATCAAGAAAACCTTGCGTCTTAGTCTATCAACACATGGGTGCTAAATCAGACCACTCTGATACTCCAAAGTGTGAGCTTATTGTTAAGTGGAAGAAGGGTGATGCCGATGATGTCACATATAATGCCGATTATGATTCAGTTTTAGCCAAAGGTATGAAAGATATCTTT